GGAGGTGGAGGAAATACCTTTAGGTATCCTCCGCCCTCCTCCATCGCTCAAAATCGGGTCATCCTGCGGTGAAAGATAGACATGAAATATTCCTTCTGAAGATAAATAAGATCACTTGTCTTGGCGAGTTGGAAGGGTTCGCAAACCGCCGACGAATTTTATACGAGCAGGGATGCAATCCTTGGATATTGCCAGCTTGGAACGCTGACGAGTTAAACGCGATACGCAAACGTAAATATGAACTAGAACAGGAGTAAAAAAAATGACAACAAGTACAAATCTAATTTTACAACGTACAACAAAGCGTCTACCCGTTGACGTGCTGTTGCCCGGTCAAGAGGCAGCACTCGGCAAAGCAATGCTGGAGTTTGAACGTGAGCAAGCGAAGCAAGTCAGGCGGCAAGTGCTGCCAACAGATCGAACGTATGTCAGGCGGAAAGTGGATGACGCAGCAATCATCCTGCTGAACGAAATGCGCAAGGCTGGCCCATGCACGGCGAAGTATTTGGCAGAGCGCTTATCGATCAGCACGCACAAGTCAGCAAACCTAATTAAGTCACTGACTGTCGCCGGGTTAGCCGAGAAGGTTTGCATAACCCGGCGCAGTGTCGTGCAGGAGGATAACCTGCCGTACCGCGTTGGGCATCGTGAGAGAAATGACTGCTGGGTCTACAAGGCGTATGAGCAATGAAGGCGCTGGAGGCATTAGAGCGCGCAATCAGCTTGGTGACAGGTCGGCGCGCGCAAGACTACGGGGATGCCGAGGCCAGCTTTCAACGCATAGCTGACGGCTGGAATATTATCGTGCGATCAGCCGATGGTGATCTGACCTCGGCGCATGTCGCGCTGATGATGGATTGGATGAAGTCAGCAAGGCTGCTCCAGAGCATAAATCACGCCGATTCATGGGTGGACAAGGCAGGGTACGCAGGATTAGGCGCGCAGTTAGCCATGAGAGAGCCTGAGAGGCCACCCACAGCGCCATCTAAGGCTAACGGTAAGAGTGTCATAGGGCCGAACGATATGCGGCCTGAGAGCCGCGATTATTCACAAGGTTAAATTATGGTACGAAAGAAGAAAAAGTCTAAGCCGTTAAACGAGGTGCGCAGCCGTGCTGATCATGGCACACCAGAGGCGCTGCGGCAGGCTGACGGTGTGCAGTATGAAACCGTGGATGGAGGTCGTTTGGGTAGTGTCAAACGTGCTTACATTTCGCGGCAAACGCCAATGGACAGGTACAAGGCAAGGGGGCTGGTGACGCAAAGGCAATACGATGCTGCTCATGCGTTTTTCGTGCTGTATGACAAGACGCGACAGGCTGGCAGGGTGACGTCAAACTACGACAGGATCATCGTCGATGGCGGTGGAGGTGGTGGGATCAATGAGTACGCATTCAGCGATTACATCAAGCTGCAGCAAGCGCTGGGCATGGATCATGTCAGTGTGGTGCGTGCTGTTGTCGTGGAATGCGAGAGCTCCAACAGTTGGGCAAAACGGTACAGATTGCCGCCAAGGATGGGCATTGAAAGGCTGCGTGATGGGCTGGATAAGCTGGCGAATGTCATGGGTATATCGTGAGGGCGGCGGTGTATGTTGGATAAATTAACAGCGGAACGCAGGTAGACGTTTGTGTTAAGCCGCCCTCAACGCGCTCATAGCATAAGTGCAACTAAAACTAAATATGCCGCGTACAAATAAAATCTATTTACCATGTAACACCTGATGTGCAATGGGATGCTACAATAGCATTCCCTGTGTTGGTTCACTGGCGTCCTTTCGAGGGCGCTTTTTTTGTTTGGAGGGTCGCATGATTAAAAAATCAAAGACCGTCAACAAACGTGTCATGCAGAAGATTGTAGACAAGCTGGCTGAAGGCATAACGCTGACTGAGATTTGTCAAGCTGATGACATGCCAAGCTATCGATCAATTACACGCGCTGTGCAATTGGACGAGGATCTGTGGGAACTGTATCGCAAAGGCCGAGTGCAACAGGCTGAGTTCTACACCGATAGGATCAACCAGTTGGCTATGGCTCCATTGCCTGACGTTGTGGACAACAGGCAGCTTGGTGCTGAGGTTCAGCGGCGCAAGCTAGAGATTGAAACACTGCGCTGGACAACAGCAAGGAACCAGCCTCACGGCGTAAGAGACAAGAAGGAAGATGCACCAGAGCAGCAAGCTATCACGATAAGCTGGGCTGGTGGTGACATTGACGTGAAGGCAGATGGTGCCTAAAAGTCCTGTATATCGCACGCGGAGCGTGACCGATCTACGCGCGGGAAAGTTGTGGTATCGAGGCCTGCATCATTGTCATAATGATAACTCGCAGCGCTCAAAACAGCTAAGTTGTTGTAAACAAACGATAACACTGTTAACATAATATCGATTATGCGAACTACAACACCTTATGGCTGCTTCAGGAAATCCCAAACCCCACCCCCGCAAGAAATTTCCGCCCCTGTCTATAGCGTAGAACCCGACCCAAAATCTCACACATCCACTGCCAGCGGAGGCCGTTTTCTGTGGAACTTAACCAAGCCAAACCCCCGGTCATTTATGTAACCCGCCCACCTGATAACCCTGATCTCTTTGTGTTTGACTGTGAGCGATGCGGCCAGCAGCACACACATGGCGCTCTTGAGGGTCACCGTGAACCCCACTGCTTTGATAATTACCCTGACGGCTACGTGCTGAAAGAGCGTTAACCCACGTGGAAATCGTAATCCCATATGCGCCGCGTCCTCTGCAGGCCAGCTTGCATGATGAGATGCAGGCCAAGCGCTGGGGTGTTGTTGTAACTCATCGTCGCTTTGGCAAAACCGTGTGGGCCATCAATCATATCCTGCGCGATTGCCTGATGTCCAAACATGCGCGCCCCCGGTACGCCTACATTGGCCCCAGTTATAAGCAGGTTAAAGCTACTGCATGGGATTATCTGAAAGAATTTGCTGGCGGCATTCCCGGCGTTAAGTTCAATGAAACCGAGTTGCGCTGCGATTTACCCACTGGCGGCAGAATATCCTTACTTGGAACTGAGAATTTCGAAAGTCTGCGCGGCTTATACCTAATGGGTTGCGTGATGGATGAGTACGCCAGCATTCCTGAGTCAGTGTTTCCAGAAATAATCAGGCCAGCTCTCAGCGATTACAAGGGTTGGTGTTGTTTTCTGGGCACGCCCCAAGGTCACAACGCTTTCTTTGATCTTTATGAGCAGGCCAGCGCTGACGATGATTGGTTAAACGCGATTTACAAGGCCAGCGAAACCGAGTTGCTGGATGAGGAAGAGTTAAGCGCCGCCCAGCGCATGATGAGCGAAAGCCAATATCTGCAAGAATTTGAATGCAGCTTCAACGCCAATGTCCCCGGCAGCATATACGGCAAAGAGTTGGAAGCCGCGCAAACCGAGGGCCGCATCTGCAACGTCCCGTATGACCCAAGCTGCAAAGTTGACACGTTTTTTGATCTCGGCATTGGCGACAGTACATCAGTCTGGTTCACCCAAACTGTTGGCCGCGCAATCCACGTCATCGACTTTTACGAGGCGCGCAACGAAGGCTTGCCGCACTACTGCAAGATGCTGACCGACAGAAGATATGTTTATGGCGATCATCATGCCCCGCACGACATTGAAGTGCGAGAGTTAGGCAGCGGCAAATCACGGCGTGAAATCGCGTGGGATCTTGGCTTGAATTTCCGCGTGGTGCCTAAGCTGCCTTTGGAAGACGGCATTCACGCAGCACAGATGCTGATACCCCGGTGTTACTTTGACCGGGAGCGCACCAAAGACGGTTTAGAGGCGTTGAGACAATACCACCGGGCGTACAATGAGCGCACCAGATCGTTCAGAGCATCCCCTGTGCATGATTGGTCATCTCATGCCAGCGATAGTTTCAGATACCTTGCCGTTGGAATGCGGCAACCCCGCGATCACCAGAGAGTACCGCAGCAACAGGCTGTCATGGAATACAACCCGTTCGCGGCATAAGGAGATAGATATGGGCAGTACAGCAAGCGCAATGGGCGATAATCTCAGATCTATGCCAGCGGCGTTAAAAGAAGATATTCAGATTGGTTTTGGCCGCATGGAGCCTACCAAGGGCTACAAGAAGCGCACCGAGCAACGCGAGAAGAGAGAAGCTGACGCAATCAGAGACTTTCAGCTTTTGCGCAACGACGATCAACCCCGCCAACCCGCACCAGCCCGTGCAGCCCCTGCCGTCAACTACGGCATAGGCGCTGTAGCTGCTGCCCCATCTGTGCCAGATCCTGACGCGATAGGCGAAACTGAGCAAGCATTGTTAGACGCGCAAAGCCGTGGCCGCTCATCCACGATTGCCACCAGCGCCAAGGGTTTGCTGTCTGGCGAGGATGACACCCGCAAACGCCGCAGCCTTATGGGTGGATTGATTACATGATGTACAAAAAGAAGAACATCGCTGGCGAAATGGGCGCACGGGCATCCCAGCCTGCCAAGCGCCGCCAGACTGTTGATCCGTTGGAGCGCGCTAATCAGAAGATGGAGGGCCGCATGAAGGGCGGTGATCCCCGCAAGGCCAAGCGCAAGTCAATGATGAATAGCTACGGGATGTCCTGATGCAGATTTCCCCCATGATTGCGCAGCTTGATCGGCGCTTTAAGCAACTCCAAAGCCAGCGCAGCAATTGGGAAAGCCATTGGCAGGAACTGGCAGATTACATGCTGCCGCGCAAAGCCGAGATAACCCGGAAGCGCACCCAGGGCGATAAGCGCACCGAGCGGATCTTTGATGGTACGGCAATCCACGCTGTAGAACTGCTGGCGTCTAGCTTGCATGGTATGCTCACGTCACCATCCACCCCGTGGTTTTCCATGAGATACCGCAACCCGGCGCTGCAGGGTGATGACGAGGCTAACGAATGGCTAGAGTTGGCCATTGATCAGATGTATCAGGCGTTTAACCGCAGCAACTTCCAGCAAGAAATTCATGAGTTGTATTACGATTTAGTGACCTTTGGCACTGCTGCCATTTATGTCACTGGCGATAAGGAAGGCTTGCAATTCAGCAGCCGCCACATTGCCGAGATCTACATCTCACAGAACGCCAAAGATCAGGTAGACACAGTCTACCGCAAGTTTAAGCTGACAGCCCGTGCAATGGAGCAGCAATTCGGTGCAGATGCTTTACCTGCTCAGTGCATTAAGGATCTTAAAGAAGAGCCTTACAAAGAGCATGAGATCATCCACGTTGTGTTTCCGCGCGCAGATGCCAAGGGCAAGCTGGCCAAAGCCAAACCGTTTGCGTCAATCTATTATCACGCTGACAGCCGCAAGCTGCTGAGTGAGGGCGGTTACGACGAGTTGTGCTTTATGGTGCCCAGATTCAATAAGGATTCTTCAT